ATATAGTAAGTTATTTTAATAATAAGGTCAATATGAATATTAATGCACTACTTAATTCACACGTAATAATCAATCTAATTTTAATAGGCGCTTATCTATGTTGCACAACTTCTAGGATTATATTAAATATTTATTGCGTTTATCTGATTTGATATTTTATGTGGAGCCAATATTCCACAGTTCCCGTTTCAATTCTCTTTAATGCATGTATCTTAGTGAATTTCTCTTCTACGGTATGAGATACATATCTTCCACGCATCATATGTATCATTAAAAATACTAAGATATCCCAAACTTCTTCACCACTCAACGTTAGTATATTAAATTTCTTTTCGTCTTCAGTAGTTAATTTTTCTGGGCGGGACTTGAAATGATGTGACTCAAGTAAATATTTGTCCACAAATTCTTGCATATAACCTATTTGAACTTTGGTGGACGTCCTGATATGTTTGGGTTATTATCATAATAAAAATGGACTTTATCAAGCAATTCTTTAAAAGTCTTGGATGGTTTTTCTGAATATTCCCACGCTACTTTACCAAGCATTCGTAAAAATGCAAAATATACATAAGATGTAAGATAATAAAAAGGTCTTTTATATTTTGGTTGTTTTCTAACGGCTGAGTGGCAACGATGAAAAAAATCTTTATCTGCCAATTCTCTTAACTCTTGTGGGCCGCCGCGCCAATAGTAAAAATCATGGTATAGTGATGCTTCTTTGAAAATTAGATCATGTGGATTAACAAAGAAACTTCTACTACCTACTCCATTCCAGATGTAATCTTTAAAAAATTTCTTTTCTTTTTCTGTAAGTTTGTCGTATACTAGACCAACTTTATCTAATTCGCTAATCATCTTCTTTTACTACCTTTGCTAATTTCTCAGCTTCTTTATCCGAAAGCTTTTTGTCCGGACCTAAAATCTCTTCTATTTTTTTCAAGAATTGTAAATAATGATATTTCTCCATCAATTTAAAAATAACATTTCCTGGTGTACGATTCTTTTCGCCGTATTTTCTTATTTCATCTGGAGTAACTTCACCAGCAAAAGCATCTTTTCTATCTTGTCTAATTTTATTATAGATATCAACTAAACCAGATGCGGTGTTTTCTATTTTCTTTAATTCATCTTTGATTAATACTGATAATTTTTTAACTTCAGATTTATCAACTTTCTTCAATGATTCATAATCTATTAAATCGTGTCTTAAATCTGCTTTGAGTGAATTTATTTTATCTACTTTCTTTTTAAAATCTCCAAAGTATTGTGTAATATCAAAAGGTCTATCTACTGGCTTTCTTCTGAATTTATTTTGTTCTATATCAAATTCAGCATCACCTAACGCATTAGCTCTATCGTGATCTTTTTTATTTGAAATTATGAAGTAGTTGATTGGATGATCTGTTCCCGGAATTATATGTTCACTGTAATCTTTTGCGAACTTTTCCATTGATGCTTCACTAGCACCATCAGCTAATATATGAACATCTAAATCAGTATCAAAGCGATATCTTTTAGTTAATATACTTCCAACTAGAACAACATCTTTTATATTAAGAGTCTTTTTAAATTGTTCTAAGTCTTTATTGATTAGATTTAATATTTTTGTTTTTAATTTTGGATTTTCTGTGGATGAGTCATCAAAAACTTCATCAGAATAAGATTCGTGATATGGATCGACGATTGATTCTGTTATATATTGATAGAAACTTTTCATAACACCCAAAAAAGAGCCCTAATCCCTAGACTAATATTTAGTCATTCCACTACGTATTGGCTTTTCGGGGTTTCGGGCTTAAACTGGTGTATCTAACAATTGTTCTTTGATGATTTTTCTGTTTTGTTTACGCATTAGACCTGAACGAAACGATTTTAACCAAGCACGATACTTAGATCTCCCTGAAGGAGGTGTACAGTTTTTACAAAGACAAACTGCATAACCTTTAATGTGTCTATCGCCGTTCATAGTATCCTTAAAAAATGGTAGCGGAGGCATGAGTCGCACATGCTATCTCTTGGTTATGAGCCAAGCGAGTTACTCTTTCTCTTCCCCGCGATATGGTGGAGCTGGCGAGAATCGAACTCGCGTCCTAGAATCTTTAATTATTCGCACTACAAGCGTAGTTTATTTTTTGAGGGGTTTCAGCCCTTCACGCAATTCAGTTTCAAAATAAACAACATAACCTGAATTACAAATGGTCAACCATTATTCCCATCCCAGTTTTGGTTTACTCTCTTACGGACGGTTATTGAGAGGCTCCGATAGTGGTGAAATTATATGTTTAAGTATACTACTATCTATCTTTACTTAAACACAGATTATGCAGCTAGTGCGTAATCGGCAAAATCGTTAGAGTTTGCATTTAACATTTGATTCATTTTAACGTAGCCAAGAATCATCTACGGCTTGCGCGACTAACCTTAGTTTTTCCAGTCGAAACCATGGCAGCCCCAATCTATTTATTATAACGTACTATATATTGGATGTCAACTATTATCTAGGATTAATTTCATACTTAGTCATTTCATCTATTTGCGCTTCAGTGAGTTTAGGTCTATCATCTTTACCTACACCACGAAGAACAAATGCCAAAAGGAAAAACAAACAGCATCCAGCATGTGCAAGATGTGATCTTCCAGTCTCGGCATCTGTGTCTTGACCTTGAAACCACAGAGTTAAATGGCGCATCAAAGCTCCATATACTCTTGACCAATTGAAACCTTTTTCCCAATTTCTGTCGGCGTATTTCTTAGCACCAAAAGTTAAGATCTTTGCAATCTCAACTACAACATCCCAAGGTACAAGATCCATACGAATCTTATCTTGATCGTGTTTTACGCCTTGTGTTTCTTTTTCAACTTCACTCATAATAAACTCCAAGGTTAATCTAGCTTTAAATTGTGGCGGGTTATAATGTATTCTTTTACGAACCCACTACGTACTATATCACCAATTTGAAACTCAATCAAGTCAAAACTGGGCATTGCTCTAGCTATTTTTATCATATTATGGATACCAGTTTCTTGTGACTTTTTACCGTTCATTTTCAAATCGTCTTGTCTAAAATCACCGCATAGTATTACTTTACAGTTTTTTCCTACTCGTGTTAAGACTGAATTTAATTCGTGATCGGTTAAGTTCTGAACTTCATCCACAATCAATATTGCGTCATCAAAGGTTAATCCTCTAATGAATGATGTGGACATAAAATCAAGATTGCCTTTCTTTTTCAGTGTATCATATACATCTCTACGGCCACCAGAAAGTTCAGCACAAATATCTTTATATGGAGCTTCATAGACTGCCATCTTTTCTGATAGTGTTCCAGGCATAAACCCTAGATCTCTTGATGCCACCGCGCTTCTCACAATTATTATTTGGCGAACATTACCAGAAAATAATTCTGATAGACCAAAATATAAACCAAGAAATGTTTTTCCTGTACCTGCAACACCATACAACAAAAGATGTTTATCACTACCAAAAGCGTAAAAAGCTTTTCGTTGATTTTCAGTAAGAGGTTTGATGGCCTCTAATTTGAAATTATGATTTAATAACTTTTTCTGTCTTCTATAAGGATCTTCTTCTTTTAAAACGTCTTCTTGTGGGGCTTGCTCTGGTTTGTAATTCGTATTTTTACGGGATCTTTTTCCCATAGTTAATAGTCCTTTATTTTAGTCGTGTGTTTGTTGCCTTCTTTAATCTGTAACATCCTCTCCTTGAAATCCGACCGAGGTTTTCTCAGACCATCTATAGCACTCGGACTCACCAAAGCTGGAGCCGAGAAGACTGAAGTAACGCATTTTTCCTCCTTACAATTTGGACAGGGACTTTCTAAAGGTATACTTCTTTCTACTATCTTCAAAAGATCACTGAACTTAAAATTACACTTACTACATTCAAATTCATATGTTGGCATAATTAAACTCCTGTATACCAATCTGGTGTTGGTCTTTTAGTCCAACTTGCCAAATGATTTTTACTTTTAATATAATAGGTTCTGTATGATTGAATACTATCCGCACTGCGAAATTCGTCAGGCATAGCTTGAGGAGGTTGAGTGAAAGCGTCATTAGATATAAGCATCGGCGCTTGTTGTAACACATGTTTAAGTTTCTTCTCAGTAAGGTGTGTTTTTCCGTACCTAAAAGTGTATTCTGTGCAAAGTTCACAAAACAAATTATATAACCACTGATAATTATTTATGTTGGCACGTGCCCATTTAGTAGACGGATGGTTGATATGCGTAGCTTTATATAATTCAGTAGATATACTCTTATCCAATACTCTATGTGCCGTTGATAGTATTTGAGCAGTTTCTAAAATCATTTTAACTACATGTTTATCATTGTGATACCTAGCGGCTATACTTGGATCTTCAGAAAGATAGAATATGTTCATAAGATTATTCTAACATAAATAATCTGAATAGTAAACGTTTTTATTGGAGAAACAACATGAAAAAGCTAAAATGTTTACTTGCTAGACTCCTAGTTAAGCTTGGATTAAAGAAGGCCTCACAGTGTAAAGCTTGTGTACTTCCTTTGAAGAAAGCTACTAAGAAAGGCAAGAAGTAAACACTCAAGGGGCACTCAATGTGCCCTTTTTTTATTTCTCTGCTTTTGGTTTACTGAAATCTTTAATAGCACCAATCATTTTTGCTTCTATACTTGGACTGTAGTAAGGAGCTTCACACGACTGCCAGATCTCTTGATGATGGCCGCCACCACGAGTTTCAGGATCATGTTCGTGAAGCATATAATGTTGTGTTTCGTGTCTGTAGACTTGGGCAGCATCAATATTTTCAACTATGAATACAGTACGTGTTTCTGGTTGATATACACCCAATACAGCACCAATTCCGTATATATCTACTACTGGTATGAAATTAAATGTTCCTGTTTTTTCGCTGTATACATCAGGCGAACTAGCACTAACTATGTAACATCTAGGAATTTCTAATTCTTCACTAACTGGACGTTTGCGCCATGCGGTCTGATTAACACACTGTCTAGCTTTATTGAATTCTTCTTGTTCATCAAATACTGTACCACAAGGTTTAAGATCTCCCCATCTTGTGTGAGGAAGTAATTCGTGAATTAATGGTTGATTAGCAATTTCAACCAGAGGAAGTCCACGATTCATTATGATTGCTGGTTGAGTTAAAACGGTATAGACTAACAACGACGGAAGGAATAGAAGAAAACATTTAACGGATACTCTTATAGCATCCAAAATGAATCCAAGCAACAGTTTAATCATTTGACACCTCTTCTAATTAAATACTTCAAATTATTTAGAAGTATCCAGAGGTCTACTGCCAAGGGTAGGAAAGAAAAAGAAGCATATACAAAAAGATTTCAACGGTATGTGACTACCTCCACCCATTGTATTAAAGGTGTGCTTCCACACCTACTTCGCAAGCAGGAATTCTTTTTTGTGGTAGCAACCACTTCATTAGCCCGTTGAATTAAACGGGCGGATACTGACCCTTGCTTAAGGGGCGCGGCTAATATTATTTATTCTAATGTTAAACCCTTACTAGTGAGTTCTTCTCTTATGAGTTGATTTACTTCATCTATAACATCATAAGCAGTAAGTTTAGAATGATCTCCGTGCTTTTCTATTTCTCTTAATTTTTGTTGGATGTCCCAGATGATCATTTTGAAATCGGATGCGTGGCGCATATCGTCAATCTCTTGAGTCTCTTGTGGACAAGAAGGATTGTAAAGTATCGTTAGTCTTGCTCTCATAATTATTCACTATCATCAAACCCAATTTCTGAGGCTTTATAATTTTTAACTCCAATTTTAATTTTCTTTTTCATATCTTCAAAAGATAGTTGTGGTATAGGGCCAGGTAAATTCTCTTTTAATATTCTGTTTATCTCTGCTACTAAAAGTTGGGCTTCTTGCTCCAAAAGAATATCGGGCTGCTCTGTATCATATGATACTACTAGGTTAAACAACCTTATCAGCGCCCTCGGTTTCATCTAAATCTCCAGAAGTTTTAGTCTCTTTAATAGATTTAGCATCCGCCGGCAGTAGATCAGGAAATATTTCCTCTACTAACTTGCGAGTTAAACCCACATTAAGCTTTTTATCCTTCGCTTCAACAAGCACTGTTGCTTCTTGATGAGATAATTGTTCAAGTAACTGTCCGAAGATCTGTTCACGCTTAAACTGTCTCAAATTTGGCGTAGATTCTTTAACAAAAATATAAAACTTCTTTACAATACTTTTCAAAGTCACTTCACCAAAACCAGTTGGTTTTGGATTAGGTTTGTAATTGGCAGGAAATCCTTCAGGCAATTCAAATTTCAACTTAGGGTCAAAATTTAATCGCAATATTGATCGCACCGCGAGATTATCATTCTCTTGTAGAATCTTTGCTCTCTCACCTTTTGTCTTAGCACCTTTCAATGCTTCAAAAACTTCTCCTACCGTTCTAGGTAGATTATGTACTAATGCCATATTAACTCCATTAAAATTGAGACATCTCATCCATTAAAAACTTCAACCGATTTTTCACAAAGTAATCAAATAAGTTTTTTCTGCTACCTTTTGGACCTTGTTCATATGCTTGAATGATAGCTAATTCTATCGCCTCAGGCACTTTACTTAGGTCAATCAGTTGCTCGTTTCTCTTATAATTACGTAACATTCCTTCATCACAAAATTCTTCTGGTGATTTAGCTCTCAACCATTCATCGACTTTTTTAGTCATTACTGATTTTTGCTTTGCACCTTCTGTTACAAAAACACTATCTGAAGATAAGAAGTTAGGAATACCGTCACCACTATCTCCCCTGATAATATGCTCTATTAGATATTTATGAGGATCATCTACACTTAGATATTTCTTCTGCATAGGTGAATACTGCTTAATATTTGGATACTTCTGTAGCTGTAAGAAATCCTTATCTCCAGATAATATCAATACTGGCTGAGCTTCTTCATCCAAACCAACTCTAGTAAGATTATTAGTCTGTGTATATTTTGTCATAGTAGCAATGATATCATCCGCTTCGGCGCCATGAATTTGAATTACTAAGTAGGGAAAAGTTTCTCTAATCTCATCTCTAATTTTATTGAGAGTGTTAAAGATTAAACCCCAATCAAATCCAGAACTTTCTCGCGCCTTCTTTCTATTAGCTTTATAGTATTGAAATACTTCGCGGCGCCAATAATGTCTATCATCAGAACAAAAAACCATCTGACCATAATCTGGACCAAATTTCTTTTTATATGATAAGATACTTGATAGCACCATATGGCGTATCAAATCTTCACTTAGTTGGGCATTAGGATTGCTGCCGATCTGCGACATCAAATTAGAAATAAGAGTTTGGTTAAAATCAATTAATATCATATAATCATTATATCACAGTTG